GGGCGAAGCGTTGTCGATGTCGATGGAGAAGAAGCCCGAGTACGCCCCCTTGCCGACAGTGAAGGGCATCACCCCGCCGGCAGCCGTGCCTTGCGCTATGGTGGGGGCTGCGACTGCGGTCGAGGTGGAGGTGCCGATAATCTTCGCCGAGCCGGGGTTGCCGACCTCGATGCTGACTGTCCCGGTGGGGAAAGTGAACAACTGCATAGGCGAGCCTGGCAGGGCTGAGTTGCCAACGACATAGACCTCCAGGCGAACGTCGTCGCCCTGCGTGAAGACGGGGTTGGTCAGAGGGGTCGTGTTCTGGAAGCCCTTGTAGACGATCTGCTCGACTGGGTCGATAAACAACTGGTAGTTAGTAAACTGGATTGCCATCGGGGGGAGGTGCTACCCTTTGCGGGGTGTCAAGGGGGGGTTAGTAGGTGTAGTCGAACGTGTAGCCGCTGGGGGCGTTGGCGGCCGCAGTGGTGTAGAAGGCCGAGGCCCAGCCGCCGTCGATAATGGTGGGGGCTGCGTTGACGTTGGCCGATGGCACATCAATTGAGTAGTGCTCGGAGACTCCGTCGAAACACATGGGGCCGCTAAAGGCTTGCGTCAGCTCATTCGTCGCTGAGTCGTAGACCGCAATGAGTTTGGCAATGAGACCAACCCGCTCCCAGAAGGTGTTTGATTCAAAGCCAACGTCGGTCGTAGATGTTAAGACTACATTCCCTGAGATTGAAGCCGTAACCTTTGACAAAGATGCCGCACTTCTAGTCTGCAAAACTGCCGTCTTCCCGAACTCACTCGTAGGGGCTGAGCAGCCATAAAGGAACTTGTCCTCGAAAGCCTGCTTGCCAATCACGCATAGGCGAGGAGAGATGCCAGAGGGGATAGCGTGAATCATTATGACGTATGTCTTGCCCGAGGTCTCGGCTTGATACCTTTGGCCTAGGGTCATGTCGTTTGCTATGTCGCCATCTTGCAGGGCCTTGTAGCAGTTGACTGTTTTATGGTACTGCCTCTTAACAGTTCCGAAGTCGTCGGCTCCGTCTACATCTTGAAAGCCTGCCGATACATCGCGGTTACCTGACGAGGTAATGCCGGTGACGTAGGAGTTAAACACAGTGTCCCCTGGATGTATCCCGAGCCACGTCCCGTTTTCGTCTTTCTCGACTGTGACCTTAAATTGCTCGGGCGGCGCGTCGGGCAAATCCTCTAGCACGAAACTAGGCGAGCCCGAGCCGATGCCCTTCGCCAGAACCCCAACGCCTTTGCCAAGCATACCCATAGTTTATAAGGTATTCGTGGTCGAGGAGCCCTTCCAAGTCTGAGAGCCTAGCGTTTTGGGTGTGTTGCTGCCCTTCCACGAGGTGGACTTGGAGTCGGGCGTCTTCTTAGAGCCAGTCACGCGGGACTTGTAGATGTCGGGATTCCAGCCGTCTTGCGAGTACATGATGTCGTATGACACCTTCAGCAACTTGCCGAAGTACTCGATTGCCATGCCCGAGAGGAGCAGCTGGTCGTTCTCGTTCTCCGCGACAAAATTGCCGTAGCCCGAGCGGCCCCCGGTGTTGGAGCCGATTCCCGACAGGCCTCCTAGGAGGTCGTAGCCGGCGAAGGAACCAGTGCTTGAGGTCAGCCCGATCGCATCCTTGAGGGTCGTGACTACGACGATGTCGGAGGTGTAGAAATGGCCCGTGATGCCAAAGCCGCAGGACAGGTAGGAGGTCACGCCGTAGAACTGTTCAGCGAGGGGGTTGGCGAAACGCTTGAACGAGCCGTCGTCATTGAAGACTGCCCCGTTGAGTGGTGAAGCCTTTGTGCCGCCGATGCTGTCCTTGAACTTGGGGTGGGTCGAGATGGGCTCCTGGTTGGACGAGAAGCGGCCCGCCACCTGCGGCTCCGTCATCGTGCCCTTAGCGATGCCTACGAAGTCAGCCGAGATGACCTGTATGCCGTTTGCCCCCATGACCGACGAAGCCTTGTGACAGGTAAGCCGTGCGTCCTGCTGGAAGGCAGAGCCCCTCGTGGGTGCCTTGGCGAGCGCCTCTGCACCTTTGCCGGGAGTTCCCGTGCTGTTGCCGTGCGCCGTGGTGAACGTTGCCGAGCAAGTCAGAAGACCAAAGCCGTCGTCCTCGATAGTCCAGCCGGGTTGCAGGACGGGGGTTGATAGGGAGTTACCTTTGGATACGCGGGCCATGTTATTACTTCGAGAAGTTAAAGGTTAAAGGCCCTATCCTGTGAAACTTTCGGGTGCTCAGCTTGGGCTGGTCAAGGAAGGGGCGACCCTCGGGCTCCTTGGTGATGTCCGTTGCACCCGTGTGCGCTGGTGCGGACTCGGTCGCCGTGGCGGCGATGGTCTCGGTTGCGACCGCCGTGCGGGCGGCGTAGTCTTCGAGGGCGGACTGGCCGCGTGCGACGCCACCGCCGATTTGCTGGAGGGAGGTGACAGCCATCCCAGACTCGCGAGGGGCTGCGGACTTGGCGGCGGAGGCCAGCAGTGCGTCGCGCTTCCTGCGAGCCTCGTCAATCTCCGCTTGGGTGCGATCAGTGTTCGTGGCAGGAGCCGCCAATTCGGGACTCAGGGAGCGACCAATGTCTGCAAAGAAGTTGGTTACATTCGCCTTGATGGTCGCCATCCTCTTATCAAAGCGAGTCGCCATAGCGTCGGCGATTTGTGCGTTCTCATTGGTCACGACCCCAATCTCCTTGGAGGTCTTCATGAAGTTCTCGTAGTCCGCAAGGATGGGAACCATGGCCTGGGCTACGCGGTCGCCGACAATTCGGGAAGCGATGGCAAACTTCTCCTCCTCAGACCGGGCTTCCTTGATGGCATCGGCAACGCGCTTGAAGACCTCCTCGGCCTTGATGGCGCGGTCGCCAATCTCCTGTTGGCTAAACCCTAGGGCGAGGAGCACGTCCTTGTCGGGGCCGCCCTTGGTTGCGGCTTGGTCTAGCAGCTTGTTAACGTCCTTGAGCGCCATCGCAACGTTTTCGATGGAGGCGCCGTAGTCCTCAGCGGCAAACTTGAGACGCTGATAGGTCTCTGGAGACAGCCCCAACTTGGCAGACTCGTCGGCGATGTCGCCAGTCTCCTTGATCACGTTCATTATTTTTGTGAACGCAGCAACGACCAGCGCGGCCTTGGCAGCCATCATCGTGAACTTGCCAACCATGTTCTGCGAGAATGTCCCCATCGACTTCTCGGCCTTCTGCATCGTCCCGGTCGCCTTGTCGTTGGCGACGATGTCAAATTGCATTGCGCGGCTCATGTGGTCGGGGGCGGGGGGGAGGGCTTCACCCTTTGCAGTTCGTCAAGGAGTTCCTCATCCTCGGAGGTGAGGATGTCGAGGGATGCCCCTTGCTGGATGGTAGACCCGGCAGACAGCCAGACGGCTTGGCACTCGGGAAGGTTGAGCGCGTCGTCTAGGCTCATGCCCGATCGGGTAAGGTTTATAATGATGCCCAGCGCCCAGGGCATACCGCGATTGCGACCGCCAGTCCCGCCTTCCTCGTCCTTCTTCTCCCAGAACTTCGGCCAGCAATCCATTCGCATATGCTCATAGGCCGCTACGATCTCGAGGTTGAGGCGAACGGGGTTGGCGAGTTTAGCCAGCCTCCACCTGTCCAACCAGCCAGCCTTACCGATAGGCTGCTCGGCACAGACCTTGGCGAAGAAGATGAGCTCGGTGGGGGTACAGGGTCGGCCGGCTAGGATGGGATGGTCGAGGGCCTCCAGCCAAAGGCGATGCTTGAGGCACCAGGGGAAGAGGTCGTAGCCGGCGAGGCGGGTTGCCCTAGGGGTCAGGAATGCCCGCAGAAAGGTCTTGTCCATAGTAGGACTAGGACTGTTGGGGATACCCCCCTTAGAAGGCAAGCCAGAGGGGTCTAATGGCACGTCCTAGGGCGGGGCATAAAGAAGCCCCGACTAGCGGGGCGACCTTATGGGGTGTCTGCCTAGATTAGGAGTAGGAGGCGATGCCCTCGGAGGACACTGCCGTCAGCGAGATGAGCGAGAAGCCCTTGTTCTGGCCGCGGTCTTCGAGGCGGGTGATAACGCCGTCAAAGGTAATCTCGTTACCAGCGAACTGGAGGCGGTCGCCAATGGTCACTGAGAAGGTGTTCGACTGAAGGATGCCCTCGATGCTGATCTCGTTCGTGCGGTCGTCGAGGCGGTGAGTGATAACTAGGCCGGCAGCGTCCTCGACCTTATCATCGCGGTTGAAAGACCGAGAGATGGTGTAGGACTGGACAGTGATGTTCGCAGGGGCAGAGGCTCCTGGAGTAATGCCATAGACGTGAGCGGTTCCTTTTACGACGGCGGCCATAGTGTTCTACCCTTTGTGCCGGGTCAAGAGGTCAGGCCGGGAGGACGATATCCACGCGGAAGGTCGCCATCGTGCCGAGGGCGCGGTCGCCCTTGCCGTCATCTACGGACTCGGGGCTTACGTCGTAGCAGGTGGCATCCCCTTGAGAAGTGAACAGGGCCTTAATGGCGGTCACGTCCTGCATAGCCCCGAGCATAGCAGCCGATCGGTCTCGGTGGCTGGCAAGGGCGGTCGAAGCATCTGCCGAGGTGTAGAGCTCAAGGGTGACCGAGCAGGCGTAGTTGCCCAGCCCCTCGGGGAGGTCGGGCGGGTTGTTCACCGAAGAGCAGTTGACCACTAGGGCGGGGAGTTGCTCGGTCGAGACCTCGATGCCCTTGTAGATGTTGACCCCAGTGAACTCGGTTTGAGCCACTAGGTGGGCGCGGATGGCGCTCTCGACTATTTCTCGGACGGATTTAGTTCCCATAAATTATGCGCCAGGGCGTAGTTTATTGTTCCAGTTGCGGACAATGCGGTTAGCGTAGGTTTGGTACGGGCGCTTAGACAAGGCCATGAGTCTGCCACGAATGACTGCCCCGAAGGTTCCACGCTCGGAGGCCGCACCTTCAGCGTCGCCGTAGGTGTTCTTGATGCTGATCCGTTTGGAGTGGCCTGAGAAAGATTTAGTCAGAGCTCCGTTTTTGAATCTCTGGGAGGTGATGAACTTGGGCAGGCCCTTGGCACCAGCGTCAACGATTCTACCAAATATGTTTAAAGACCTGCCGTGCGTGTTGATGACATCGTACCAGCCGGACTTGAGTTTGCCGACGACACGCTGACGCAAGGCGATGTACTTCTTTATCAGGGACTCCTTCATGATGGCGGGGTACTTCCGGGTCTCCTCGCTCGGCCCCTTCATGCTGACGACCCTGCCGCGACGGCGCTCTCTGCGGTGGATGCTCGAAGCCGTACCTAGGCTATCGACGATAGCGTTGCGGGGGAGTTTGTTGGCGAAGAGCGAGGACGCTTTTGCGTACGCCTTGTCCTGGTCTGGGTCGGTGAACAAGTCCTGCAAAAGGGTCGTGGATAACTTGGGGCTGGTGAGTGATCGCCACGCCGTGAACCTTGCGCGTGAGCCAGCCTTCTGATGGAACACGCCGCCCAGGGTAGCCTTGCCGTCGGCGAAGATTGAGCGGACGTCCTTGTCTACGGCCCGAGCGCCCATTTTGCCAGCGGCTGCGGTGTCGCCCTGACCGCCACTGCCGACCATCGGGGGCGTTAGTTTAAGGGCCATGCGGGCGGTGAGGCAGGCTTCCTGCACTAGGAGGTCGCCAGTCAACTTGCCGAGGTAGGTGCGGAACTGAGCGAGGTCGCCCTTGACCTTGTTCTCTTTAACTCGGATTGAGAAGGTGACCATCAGCGGTCGTCCTCGGCCCGCACCTGTAACTCTACCCAAGACGAGCCGGGCTTGTAGGTTGAGCCTTCGATGCGGTACTTGCGGTTGCCCTGCTCGGTGGCCACGAGGGTCTTGCCGATGGCGAGGGAGGCGACAGGGGAGCCAGAGGACAGGGCAGCGGCGCAGACCGATCCGTAGGCCGTAGTCCAGGAGGCGGTCTCAGCGACGATGCGGCAGGTGTGTGAGACCTTGTCTAAGAAGCCGCCGGCTGTGAGCTCTTGCGTGATGCTAGGGCCGTCAATGAGGACTTGGAACGAGGGGGTACCACCGACCGCCGTCCAAGTCTGGGCAAGGTCAGCCATGTCGCCGACGATGTCCTTTGCGTCTTCGATTAGTTCGGAGGTCTTCATCGCTCTACCCTTTGCACAAGGTCAAAAAAAGAGGCTCCCCGTAGGGAGCCCCAATTAAGACCTCTGAGAGGATTAGACAGTGGTCTCGAAGCGAACCAGCGAGGTGCCTCGGCCCTTGGCGGCACCGAAGAGCAGAGTCGCGGTGACGTTCATGTAGCCGGACTGCTCCTGGCCGATGATGACCTGCACACCGAGACCAGTCATGGGGTCGATGGCGTTGGCCACTTCCCAGCCGGGGATTTCGGTGTAGGGGAGGGCAGCGGCGACAGCGATCGCGTCAGCCGAGGCCATGAATCCACCGAGGTCTTCTGTCGAGGCGAGGTTCGAGAACTGGAACACTTCGGCACCAGCGAGGGTACCGACGCGGCCGGACTGGATGACCTGAGCACCGAAGCTGTTAGCAGCGACGATGGTCGAGTCACCAAGGAGATCCTGCGTGTACTTGTTGTTCAGGACGAGGACGCGGGGCTCGGGAGCCTGGCCGTCATCGAGGGTCTTCTTAGCGGAGAGGACTTCAGCGTAGGTTAGAGCGGCACCGGAGACGACATCCTGCGAGTAGTTCGAGACAGTGATGATAGCGCGGATTTCGTCCATGCACTTCTGGGCAAGGGCGTTGGCGGCGGTCACAGTGAAATTATCGATGAAGAAGGACGGGCCGTACTCCTTGAGGTTCAGGGGGTCAACGCGGGTCGACACCTTGAAGTGCTTGAGGGTGACGTCGCTCTTAGTGACAGTAGCGTCGTCCTGGGTGAGATAGCCGGAGGCACCGAACTCGGTGGCGGTGGAGGAGCCGATCAGGGGAACCTGAATGGTCTTGCCGGAGGCCGAGGGTGTGGAGGTGAAGACGCGGCTCATGCTGTTGAGCATGGGCAGCTTGTTGCGCAGGGACGCGATTACGCCATCTGCAAGTACCGCTGGCGCCGCTTGAATCGAATTTGCCACTTTATTATATTGGGTTAGGGATTAGGATATTAGGGGGAGAGAGAAAGAGATCTTACTTGCGAAGGGCGGCACGGATGGCCACGGCGTTCGCGTCGAAGAACTTGGAGCGGTCAGAGCCGGAGAGGGCCATGTACTGCTCAAGGATGGAACCCTTGGGCTCGGCATCGGGAGCGGACTCCACAGGGGCAACGCCGACAGAGGCGGCAATCTTAGCGGCCTCGACGGAAGCGGATACGGAGGACTCGACGGCGGCTTCGACAGCGGCGACGGCAACGGCCTTCTCAGCGTTGAGCGACTCAAGAGCGGCGGTCAGTTCGGCGACCTTGGCGGTCAGCTCAATATTGTCGCCGGCAATCTTTTCGACAGCGGTGCGGGCTTCGGCAACCTCGACATCCTTCGCGGATGCTTCAGCGAGGGCAGCGGTCAAACGGGCTTCGATAGTGTCCATGTGTTCTACCCTTTGCAGTCGGTCAAGAGTTGCCTCTTCTTTGTCCAGTCTTTCGGCAGTACGCTCGGCCCATTTGGCCGCATCCATAATGTCGCCCGAGGTCGAGCCTCCCCATATCAGCCAGGCCACCGCACCTTTGCCGGGGAAGTCTTCGTTATCGGGCTTGTTCGCGGGGGCATCCATGTCCACCTTGTGCCGGGCGAACCACGGCCCCATGCGCCGAACCTTGTCTTCTGAGATGCTGCCGTCTGCCATGTCTCGGGCTTCCCGAAGGGTCTTGTCCGTCATGCCTTCGCCACCCTTACCCTCGCGGTTGTACTCAAGACCGCGCTCGGCGTTGTCCCGAATAAACTTGGGAACCTCTATCGCCATTAGGCGTTAAGGTCAGCGATTAGGGCAGCAAGGTTCGTGCCTAGCCCAGTCACCAGACCCTTGCGGGCGGCGGTACGGCCAGAGAATACCTGTCCTTCCATGTCCTCGTCGGCGACCATTGAACGCTTGCCGAGGACGGAGGCTTTGAAGTCTGCGTGGATTTCCTCGACCTGTGCCTGGAGGTCGGCGCGTTGAGCGTCGGTAAGGGAGGTGCCGGGGATGCCAGCGCCCTTGAGGGTGCCAGACTTGATTACGTCCATGCGTACGCCTTCCATCTCAAACGCCTTGGAGTAATCGGGGATAGCCATGTAAACACCGACCGAGCCGACAGTAGCCGAGGGCGTGGCGACGAAGCGGTCGGCAGCGGAGCCAATCCAGTAGGCGGCAGACGCGGCCTCGGTATCGGTGAAGGCCACAGTGGGCTTGCTGGAGCGGGCTAGGGCAGCGGCGGCCTCTTCGACCCCCGTGACAGTACCGCCAGGGGAGGAGATATCGACGAGGATGGTTTCGACCTCGGGGTCGTCTTCCATCATTTCTAGGGCAGACGTGAACTCGTCAACGTCGGCGGCACCAGTGAGCGACTCAAGGCGGGATAGGCCCTTGCCGATGACACCACGCAGGGGGATGACTCCGACCTTGCCAGCCTTGTACGCTTCGGGCTTGCTGCCGAAGATAAGTTTAAGGGTCTCCTCAATGGCCCCGGCCTTAGCGGCGAGTTCGGAGTGATCGGCGGCGCGGGAGGGGGAGATGAGCAGGGGCTCGCGGCCCTTGAGAGCATTGGTAAGGAATCGCATAGAATTAAGGTTGGGGCGTGGGGGCGGGTGCTCCTGCGGCGCTCATGCTGCCGGGCTGGGCGTTACTCATGCGGTAGAGAAGCTCGAAGGGCAGACCGGCTCGGGTAGCCAGGTCACGGATGTAGGCCATGTCGGCGGCGCGCTTTTCCATCTCCTCGCGGAAGTCCATCCCGCGCTGGCTGTAAATCTCGGACATGGAGAGAAGACCCATCTCTACATCGGCGCGGTCGTTAGCGGCTTCGCGGCCAGCGTCCACAGTGATTCGCTTAGGGGTTGTCCAGGAGTGCTTTTCCCAGCCTTCGACATCGGGCAACTCGCCCCGGGCGATGGCGTCGCCGATGACGTAGCCCCAAGTCGGGTTGCAGACGTTGTCGATGAGGATGGTCTGATGGCGTGAGGCGATTCTGTCCATCTTGGCGATGACCAGACGAACGCCGGGGCCGTTGAGCATCGTAGGGTCGGTGAACCCTGCGGGCATGACCCCTGCGGATGCGTCCTGCTTGACGGCCTTGATGAATGAATCGAAGTTACTGTTCGGGCGTGCCGAGGCTTGGTGTACGAGGTCTTCGCCAGGCTCAAGGGCAATGAACTTGCCGCCCAGACCGACACCTAGGGCATCAGCGGATTGCGGGTTGCTTGCCAGTTCGCTTGCAAGGTCTGGGCCGAACTCGCCACCGCCTCGCTTGAGGACACGGGTGATTTCCGCATGGTCTTTCACTGCCGTTTTTTCGAGGGCGAGGATTTCCATCAAGTCCTGGAGGTCGTTCCAACTGTGTTGCAACAGCGGCAGGCCACGGGCTCCCGAGACGAACTCGGGGTCTTGTACCATCATCATCGCGTTAGCGAGAATCTGGCGGTAGGTTCCGTCCGAGCGGATTACCCAGTACGCTTTGATTTCGCCATAGGCACCGAAGACGATGCCATCGTGTACGCCGTTCTCGTCTACGTTCTCAGGGCTTCCGACGCGATGGGCTTCGATACCCTGCAACTTGGGAAGACCCGAAGCGTTGCGAACCTTGGCCAAGAAGAAGTCGCCGTCCAGTACCCAGCGACGCTCGGCGATGCGGAGAAGGTCGTTAAATGAAAAGCGGTTAGTGATGTCGCATCGACGAGCCCAGTTAGCGAAGTACGCCTCGGCGGTCTTGTTCCACTCGGGGTCGGAGGTGTGAGCCTGCGGACGGAAGCCATCGCCCACTGTGTAGAGGACGAGGTCGCCAACCATCTCGCGGATTTGACCAGAGTTCCTCTCGCCCCACCGCATCTTCTTGACGAGCTCGGAACGCTTGGCGGGAGTAAGGTCGCGGCGCTGATCCTGCGCGGGGGACAGCCAAAGGAACGAGCGGCGGCCTGTGAATCGTGCGGCCTCGTAGCCAGCGCCCACGCCGCCATTATACCCTTGGGCCTTGGGAGCCTTGCCCGCCTTGGGCTTGGGTACGGGTGCTTTGATTGCGGGCTTGCGGGGCATAAATTAGAAGCCGTCGAAGGAGCGGTAGTCCGTACGGATGATGGTAGTCCTCTTGCCGTACGTCGCAGGGTCGAGCTGGCATAGGGCCATGCGGCATTCAGCCAACACCTCGCGGACCGGCATAACGAACTGCTTGTTCACGTTCGTTCCGCTGTCGGAATAAGACATGATGGTCTTTCCTTCCTTGAGCATGGCGACCGCCTTGTCGCGGATGGCGAGGATGTCGGATTCGGCTAGGCCGATGAATATGCCGGAGGCTGCCATACGTTCACCCTTTGCAGTTCGTCAAGAGAGGTGGACCGACCCGGGACCCCAAACAACGACTGCCTGCCACTGTCTCATGAACCGGGCCGGTCCGAAGACATAGAAAGGAAAAATGGGATGTAAGGCAAGCGGTCATTCTGTGGGCGACATTTCCTCAGATGCGGCACTGGCCTCCCGACCGACCACACCCCAGCGGATTGCCACTAGGGCGGCTAGGCATTCGCAGTCGAGCGCGTGATTGTCCTTCTTGCCCTGGGGCAATATCCACATGGGCTTGCCTGTTCGCCTGTCCTTGACCCGCACCTCGGCGTTCATCTGGTCTACGTATTCTTGGGAAGTGTCGATTCCGTATGTGTGCAATCGTCGTGACCGCAGACCCGAGAGGATGTCCTTGATGGCAAGGTTTGAGAAGGAGATGAGCCGTGCGCGGTTGCGCTGACCAGGAACCATGACGGCCTGCGGGTCGGAGTAGAATCGGCGCTTGTTCTGACCGATGGAAAAGTCCTCCTGCCCTGAACCCTTGGCAACCTTCCAGCCTCGGCGGGCACACTCGGCGTAGACGATCTGAGTCTGGTCGCCCGAGTCCACCAGCACCATCGCAGGGTGGATGCCTTGGGAGACCGCCAAGGCCTCGATGTCCTGCCAAGTCTCCAGCCGGCCAAACCACCGCAAGCGGCTTGCCCCCTTCTCCGACCATGACCTAGCAGCCGCCCAGAAGTGTCCGCGCTGAACGTCAACCCCGAGGGTACGCAGGGGGATGCCCTTGATGTCTTTAGTGAACTTGCCGCGAGAATCGACCCGGGCCTCGTCCTCCCACTCGTCGCCCTGCTTGTAGTCGCTGGCCTTGGAGTCGGCGACCATGCCGCCACCCTCTTCGCTCCAGGGCATCGCTAGTCGCTTCTGCTTAAATATCCTGCGGGGGTTTTCGTCTCCGTAAATGTCTGCGGCTTCTTGAGCCTCAATCATCAAGACACCTAACTCGCCCCAGCTCATAGCCGCCAGCGAGTTCCAATGTAGCCCGACCTTGCCAGCCC